CCTCCCACGCTGATAACACCAGCATGTCGGCCGTCTTCCATAGTTGGAACATGATAGTCAGGGTACTCGTCCCCACGAACCAGCTCATACCCCTCGCGGAGCTTTCCAGAGATGTTCGTGCGATCGTCCATACCACCGGCTTCAGCTCGAATCCAACGGTGCTTGTATCCAGGAGGCGGGGGTGGCGCATCCAGTCGTGAAGGGGGAGCCCAGGGTTTACGTCGCGCATCTTTCTCCCGAGATTCGGTCCCGCGAGAATTGCGATTGAGTGTAGGTATCTTGACGTCTGACATGGTCTTACTCCTTTACGTACTTGGCATATTCCTCAAGAGGAACACCCAGTCTTTTGGCAATGGCAACTTGACTTGGTGTCAATCTGACAGTGCGGCGTGCGTTATTAATACCCGATGACCGGGATGCAGGTGCCACCGTTTGCACGGGCTTGGCGGCTCTGTTATTTAGCGCCTGACGTTGACCTAACTTTTGAGGAAAGGTGTCTTTCAAGCGGTTGTCAAGCTCATCATAATACGCTTCGCTGCTCGGGTCAAACCCCTCGACTTGAATTAATTGTCGATGGATGCCCCACGCAGCATGTGTCATGGCAGTGTCCCTGCCATACCAAGGATTGCGTTCAGCCCAGTCCTCGACCCGTGGATCGACTTCCTGCTGTACCTGCACCTGGGGCTGCTGCGCGGCCTGTTGTGCAGCAACCTGCTGCTGATACGTCCACTGCTGTGTCTGCTGTTCGCGCTGCTGAGTAGCATGCGCAATCTGGTTTTGCTCCACAGTAAGCGAAGTCAGGCGCTGCTGGGCTTCCGTCTCGGTGTCAATGTCACCTTCTTCACGGGCCTTGCGGATAATTTGTTTTAAAGCAACAACCTGCGTCTGGACACGGCCTGTCGCCTCGCCCAGGCGCTCGGTGTCCACACTCATGTACTGCTGCTCCAGCTGCGTAGCGCGGGCCTGGACGCTCTTGGCGTATTCCACGGCCGCCTGCTCACGGCGCTGGGTCTCACGCAGGCGCGCGGTCAGCTTGTCAATGCGCTTTTTGACGCTCTCGCTGTACTGCTCCAACTCGCCGGCAGGGGCCGCCTGCGAGGTTGTTTCTACCTGGGGGTTCCCTGGCTTGTCCATTAACTCGGCCGCGCCATCCTCCCCGATAGAAACAGTGGCGGGCTTTTCGTCCTCGCCTATCTTAAATTCCAACTCTTGATTCATACCATTGCTCCTTACATGTGCAAAATGTCTTCGGGACTGTTCACCACTCCAAGTACCTCGTCGTCGTTGATGAGACGAATCTCACCTCCGTCGATTGGGATGCGCGCTCCAGCGTAACGGCCAAAGATAATCCAATCACCCTGCTTGCACCAAGCGCCTGTGGGAAATTTGGATTGATCGGCGTAGGCCAAGGACCCTATCTTTAAGACGTAGCCGCACACTGTGCCAAGCTGACTTCTGCGCTGAGTTTCTTCAGCTAAGACGATACCGCCCTTGCTTTTCTCGGCGCCACGGTAGGGAAGGATGGCAATGCGCCACCCACTGGGCTGGGGAATGGTGTCAATGACCGCCTGGTCAAGTTTCTCCGGGTCAAAACCCAGCTCTGTATAGGCGTCGTCCAGGGCAGGCGGCTTGTTGGCTGCCTCCTCGGCCCATTTACGCTCTAGGGCGGTCATGTTAATTTCAGGAATAGCTACGGTTTCCATTAGTTACCTTTCATTTGAGAAGATCGTCGGCATCGTCCGTGACTTTTTTGAGTAAATCTTTCACGGCGTCTTCAACCATCCTCAAACCCTCAAGGCGACCCATCATGTAGCGATAACGCTCCATATCTGTGATGGTTCCGTTCAGGACAATCTGTTTGGATTGATCCTGGAGTTTCCTGATTTCCCTCAGAACTGCTTCTGCAAATTCAAGCATGGTGGTTTCCATGAAAAGCAGACGGTACAAGGCTCCGTCTGATAGCACTCACTGACAGTTTAGTATATCTTAGTTAACTGGTTGGCATCACGTCTTTTTACAGACATAAAAGGACCCTGGACGCCTTTTGACGGTTTTACCGACCCGCCCTTGGCCATCTTGGTCTTGCCCGCCTTACTCTTAGGCTTGCTGGTCCCCTTTTTAAGCGGCATAGCGGCCTCCCCCCGGCTGTTGTGGCGGGTTGAGCTTTGCCTGCTGTAGTTGCAACTTCTGCTGGTTAAACTGCGTGTTGGTTTGTTGCTTCTGCTGGTCCAAAGCCAGCTTCTTTTCGTCCAAAGCAATCTTTGCCTGGTCGTTCTGGGCGCGCTGCTGAATCTCAGCCTCCTTGAGCTTGATCAACGGATCGGGGCCCTCGCCACCGGCCAGCTGATCTTGCAAGTCGCGAACTTCTTGCAAGTTGGCCGCAATACGCAGAGCAACCATGCCCTCTTTCTGGATAGCCGAGATCATGTGGTCCGGATCGGTGCCGTAAGACTTGAACAAGTCCGCTTCCACATCTTCCTCGGCCTTCAGACGAAGGTGATCCAAGACATGCTTTTGCAATTCGGTTGCAACTGGGATATTGGCCTGAACAATAGGCGACATGCCCATCATCAGGTGGGCTGCAATGTGCGCGTCATGGTGCTGGCCAGCAAATGCCTTGAGCTTCATGCCGTTAAGCACGTCGCTGTTCTCAGAAGCAGGGTCGCGAGGCATGTTGGTGTTCTGCGGTAACAGCACTCCGTCAATGTCACGAATATTCAGGGCCGCGTACATGCGGTAGTAGGCCTCGTACATGTTGTGCATCTGCGGCGCGCTCTGGGCCAGCTGCAATTGCATCTGGGCCAGCTGAATACGCTGGGCAGAGCTGAAGATGTTGGGGTCAGCAACAGGCTGCACCGACACCATGGTGTTAAAGTCAGCCTTCTTGACCTTGCGGCTCGCGCCAGGGACCTCGTAGGGGTACTCGTCGTCCAGGTACTCGCCAAAGCCCTCAAACAATAGGCGGAACTCCAGCGTCTGCGCGTAGTGCAGGCGCTTGTGAATCGAAGACATGACCATGGAGCCGCGCTCGAGCAGCGCCAGAGTCGTTCCGACCTGTGCGTACTGGTTGCCGTCGCCAATCTGCATGTCCGCAGTGCTTGACAAACGCTTGCCGGCGTCCACAAGGAAGCCCAGCAGCGCAAACAGCACCTGGCTCGGCTCTTTGTAAGGCAGTGGCATCAGCGAAGACGCCAACTCGGCGCCACCAGCGTCAATATCGCGCCACTCGCCCGGCTGGATCGGGTCAGAGTCGTCCGCGATCCGTGCTCCTTTGGCTTTGAAGCCGGCCGGCAAGTTTGCCAAAGTACCCGCGTCAATCAGCTGGCGCAAAGCGCTCGTGGCGGCCTTGCCAAGCCCCCCAATCAGGTGCACAAAGCCCAAACCGTAGGCGCCAGGGCCCTCGACCAGTACGTAGTGCACGTAATAGTTGCGGCGGTTCTTCTTTTGGTCGTCTTCTTTCCAATTTCGACGAATTCCAACCACCTTGAGGCTGTCCTCAACCAAAGTCACCACGTATGGCAGCTTAACTCCGGTCGGCTCGCCGTTGTCATCCTTGTCCTCAAAGCCTGGGAGGTCCAAATCAACCAATTGCTCGAGCAAAAACACTTCGCCCTCTGTAGTTGTAGGCTGAATTCCAGTAATTTTGTCAATGGCAGACTGAATTTGACCAGGGCTGGACGACGTGGCATACGTCTCCGCCTCAATGTCAAGGTATTCGTCTGCCAGCACGCGCTTGCGGTACTCGTTTGAGTCCATTGCAATGCGCTGAGTCAGGCGTGGGCACTGGGAAACGACGCTTGATCCGTTGTACGGGATGTAAACATCGTCTGCCAAGCACAATTTGGACACCATGCGGCCCAGTTGGTAGTCGTAATAGACCTTCTTAAAGGTCGAACCACCATAGCCAGTGTAGAAAAGCTGCTGGTCGAACTCAGGCGTGTACTCTTCCATCACCGTGGTGATCTGGTAGTTCATAAAATCCTGCACACGACCGGCCTGCTGGAACTTTTCCACCGTCTCTTTGCCCATGATCTGCGTGCGAACAGGGCCGCCGGCCGGCATCAACTCCTTGAAGGCCTGCGCCTGGAACTGGATGATAGCCTCAGTGAGCATTGGATGCGTGGCGCCCGACGCGCCACGGAACGGCTTGGTGCGCTCTTCAATGCGCAAGCCGAGCAGATCAAGGCCCTTGGCATACATTTGCTCCCAATCGGAGCGCGAGCCCTTGTCGGCTTGGAACAAAGCAGAAACATCCAGGCCTATCGTGGCCAGCTCGTCCGGATCAATGATCGCGGCCAGGTTGCAGTAGAAGTCGACCTCTTCGGCATCCTTTTCGCCCATCTCAACCGTCGCGCCACCATCCTCTTCAATGACGATCTCAATGTCGGACTGTGGCTCCGGAATGCCGCCACCTATCACCACCTCAAGGGTGGGCATCCGGTTCAGTGCTTTTTCGATTGCCATGTTTGTTCCTTAGCTGTGAGCCTTGATGAAAGCCGTGTTCTTGTCAACCATGCCGCCCTTGGCGTATGGTACCGCGTCTTGCATCCCCGGCGTGATGTCGATGTAGCGGACGGGTTCGCCACCGGGAACACCTCTGCCTGTTTTTATGCGTGTCTCACCCACCTGTGCGTCGTACTTTTTGCCTTGCTTTACAAGGAACGCGGGGTAGATTTCATCGTAGTATTTCTTCATGCCTTTGTCTTTGAGTTGAAGGTCCACGCCATCCAGCCTTCTTACTTCTGCCAGGTCCGGTTCAATCTCAGGGTTAAACTCATTTCTGCCTTCTTTGGCCAACATTTTTTTAGTGACTTCTCTTCCCACAATGCCTTCTAATTCTTTTGCGGAGTAGTCCCCGTTCAGCACGTTTGGACCGTCCTTTGAGATGACGTTAATGTAAAAGCCCTTTTCTGTAGGCTCATAGCTGATGTAATCCACTTGCTTGCTTAAGTTGTAGCGTTGAGACTGCTGCTTGCCCGTGGTCAGGCCCACCCTGTCGTAGCCGTTATCAGCGGCGTACTTTAACGCGCGCTTGAGCGCCAGTTGATGCCATGTGTCTTTGAAGGGTGCGTCTGGGAC